CCGATCTTCGGGTCGGTGAGGGCGCTGAATATATGCCACAAACCGGTAAAACCGAGAACACAATAAAGTTCAATTATTTTATAGGCGGTGAATTAATAAACATTAAATACCGCGATGGAAGAAAGAACTTTAAATTATTTAAAGGAGCTGAAAAAGTATTCTATAATATTGACAGCATTGTAGGTTATAACAATTGTATTATAACCGAAGGCGAAATGGACGTGTTAGCTTTGCACGAAGCTGGCGTAACAAACGCTATATCAGTACCAAATGGTGCTACGCTTAACACAAATAATTTAGAATACTTAGACAATTGTATAGATTATTTTGAAGATAAAGAAAAAATAATACTAGCAGTTGATGATGATGAACCAGGACAAGCTTTACAAGCAGAACTTATAAGACGATTAGGATCTGAAGTTTGTTTTTTGGTTTCATTTGATGATTGTAAAGATGCTAACGAATATTTACAAAAATATGGAAAACAAAAATTGGCAGAGCGTATTGAGTCATCAAGACCGGTACCGCTTGAAAATGTCACGACATTTAGGGACATTGAAGAAGAAGTCACAGACTTTGTTCGTAACGGGTTTAAACCTGGATATCAAATTGGTCTTAAAAATTTTGATGACATCTTTTCAACTTACACTGGTCAGTTTATCACTGTTACTGGTATTCCGTCTAGCGGCAAATCGGATTTTGTCGATCAGATGGTTGTTGGGTATAACAAAAACTATGGCTGGAAAACGGCGTTCGCTAGTCCGGAAAATGTGCCGACTTACCTTCACGCACACAAATTAATGCGTAAGGTTTGGCAAGGTATGCCAAAAGTAGAAGATATACACGGTGATAAATGGAACGAAGTGGCTAATCATTGTAATAATAACTTTTTTCATATTGATATGGAACGTTATACACTTGAGTCTGTACTTCGTAAAGGTGCTGAGCTAGTTAAGCGTAAAGGTATCAAATGTTTAGTTATTGATCCATTTAATAAAATCAGAGACGTAGACTGTAAAAGTGAAGACGTTAATAGATATACAATGGAATATCTAACTAAAATAGAAATATTTGCTAAAAAGTTTGACGTATTAGTTTTTATTGTAGCGCATCCTACTAAAATGTATAAAGACAAAGATGGAAAAATTGAAGAACCTACAATGTATAATATCAAAGGCGGTGGTGAATGGTATGACGCTAGTTATCATGGCTTATTGGTGCATAGGAATTATGAAGAAAAAACAGTCAAAGCTAAGGTGCTTAAGGTAAAATTTCAAAACCTTGGCCAAAACGGAGCTGAAGCTCATTTTAAATGG